TGGAGTACAAGGCCATAAATATAGTTTAGGAGCTTCATATAACGATCAATTGGTAGGAGTAGCTATAATCGGAAGACCCGTTGCACGTAGGCTGGATGACGGTTTTACTGCCGAAGTAACTAGAGTATGTGTATTGGAAGACGCACCTAAGAATACAAACTCTTTCTTATACGGTAGAGCTTGGCGTGTATGGCAACAAATGGGCGGTAAACGCATGGTTACTTATACGTTAAAAGAAGAGTCAGGATCCAGTCTTAAAGCTGTAGGGTGGAAAATATTGGGAGAAACAGGCGGGTGGCAGGAAGGTAAGGGTTGGCAGACCCGTCCAGGTAGAGAATGGCAACCCGTAGTTGGACAAATGAAGTTTCGTTGGGAAGTTCAATCAAAGCAATAATCGGCTATACTGTCAGTATGTCAGATTTAAAAATTGTAGATATAAACAAATACAAACGCGGTCCGAGTCATATTGAGGGCAAAGAGCGCTTAGATGCCTTGTTTGAAAACTTTGTCGAGCGTGGGGCAGATCCCGAAATGGTTGCAGAGATGATCTTTGCGTATGGTGTATGCGAAGTGATTAATTACGCATCTAGACCCGAAAATGGATTAGATGCAATCGCGCGGTTATTGTCGGAAAGTTTCGGGCTAGATATTGAGCGTAATCAGTATTTTGATCCTGAAATATCGGGTTTTGTCAGAGATGACGATTAGTATGACAAAACTATTAGCCTTGAAACGTAGCTGTCAGGCACTTTAGGGGTTTTGTCAGTTTTGTCAGGGTATGGGGCTTTGTCTGTAAGTGTGGATACTGATAGTAAAAAGTAAAGGGGGTATATAAGAAAAAGTATGACAAAAGTAGTATATATAGTAATAATATATATATTAGAATATAAATAAACCTTATAAATACAGGGTTTCGTCGGGTTGATAGTTTTGTCAAGATAAGTGTGACAAAACTCTGACAAAACTAAATTAAGTATGACAAAACTAAAAAAACATATCAGAGATAATTTAGACCAAGAATACGTCGATTTGTTAGAGTCGGAAGTCATTGTTAAACTAAACAAAGAAATACCAGGAGTAAGAGTAATATGCCTGCAAAAGATTTAAGAATAAGACAAAGTGTTACTGTAGAGAAAACTCTAGAGGAAGATGTCGAAGATATGCCTTTTGAGTATATCGATCCAGATGAGAAACAATTAACCAAAAGACAACGTCTATTAGTCTGGAACGCTGTCAACGATCCTCAGTTATCGTTTGCTGAAGCTGCTAAAAAAGCAGGATATAAAAATCCTGTCGTTATCGGTCGGTATATGCGAGAAGGCAATAAGTACTCGCACGTACGTCGGGAATACGAACGCCTGATGTCGGAGGCTAAGAAAAAGTTTGAGCTTACGCATGAGAAAGCTGTCGAGGATTTGTATAAGCTACGAGATGATGCCTGGGGTCGGGGTGCATTTAACGCAGCTATACAAGCTCAAGGACTCTTGCTTAAAGTCGGGGGACTTATCGTCGATCGTCGGGAAGTATTGCATGGAAAGATAGATCAGATGAGTCGGGAAGAAGTTGAGCGTAGACTACAAGACTTACTAGGATCTAAAACAGGTATAACTATAGAGAACAAGTCGGATACTAAAGCCATAGAGAGTAAGTAGTCGGGAGTTATTAGCTTTTCTCCTTTATAAATTCGTTGTAGGGTTCTACTATCATAGGCTCTCTACGCACTATCACTTCCTCATACTTTTCTTCTTCTAAACAGTTTTGAGGATTAACGTCCATTTGATAACTAGCCTGTCTTTTAGCTTCTTCAAGCGACTTAGTTTTTATATGATAGTAACCAATCACTTTTCTTTCTGCTCTAATTACATAAGTTTTCATTAGCTTTTCTCCATTCTTTTTCTATTCTTGTAGGCCTGGATTTTGTATTGCCACCTCTTAGGTCGGGTTATTTTCTGTCCGCTTTGTTCTTCAGGACTTTTATCCTGCCATTCTTTGTATGATTTAGTTAGGTTCATTAGGTATCTCCACTAATTCGTCTTCTTTAATATTTGAAACTTCAACAAATTCTCTGATGAAAAAGTTATAACCAATATCGAGTTTATCATCTTCTTTTAATTGAAATAGTTTGACTGATCCATCTGGGTTTTGCAGTTCCATACCATTTTTATCTACTTTATAAAACTGTATATCCCATACTCCTATATCGTACTCTTTAGCCATTGTTATTCTCCTGTAATTTAATTAGTCGGGTTAGATACCACTCAGCTTTTTTTAGATCTTCAAGGCCACCTTTGTCTTTGTATCGGGTGACGTACTTGATGATATTGCCTTCTAAGTAGTTCATAGAATGAGAAACAATATAATCAGTCGTTTCTATTCCTTTTTGGTAATAGGTCGGGTTGATCTTATCGCTCATTGTCGGACTCCTTTGTTAATCCACCAAGAAGAAACAATATATTGTTCTTCTTTGCAGTCGTTACAGAAACATTGCATTTCTTTGTTATCGTCTTTGATAATTTGAATATCATCAGAGGTACATTCATTACATAACCATTTATTCATTGTCGGACTCCCACCATTTTTTTATAAACATATCATCAACACATTGCTGACATTCAGTTTTGTTGCCAACTGAATGAGAGATGACTGCCATTCGCATTAACTCTAAATCAATATTTTCATTTAATATTTCAGCGACCCACCCATCACCACCCCAATAGTCGTATTCTTCTAGAAAGTTAGTAACATCATCTAAGTCAATATGAAATTTCTTTGTTGGTTGTTTAGCCATTAATTATTCTCCTTTAATAAACTTCTTTGTTAACTTTGTAATAGCCTTCGTTCATTGACTCGGCTAGTGTCCATTTATCACTTTCATAGTCGTAATAATATATATCTTTGTAACAAGCATCTCCCCATACCACTAAAGCTATATGACCACACCAACCTGGACAATCTGGAACATAATCTCTTATGATTGCCACGTTAGTTAAATGGTCTAAGGTAATATCAAATCCAGTGCCATACCATTCTTGGTGAGCATCAAGTATTCCTTGTAGTTCTTTTTTTGTTGGTTTACTCATTGTCGGACTCCTTTGTTTCAGTTGTAAAAGATTTTTCACGAATAAAACCTTGATCAATTAATGTCTGAGCAGTTCTTCCAAACCATCCTTGAAGGGTATAAGCTAGTCCAAAATCTACTAGATACTGCCAAGCCTTTAAGACTTGTTCTTCACTTTCGACTTCCTCAAAACCTTCTGCTATTCCTACAGCCAAATAATCATTCATCACACTTTCTTTTATATCTCTATTCATTGTTGGACTCCTATATGTAAATGATTTCAAAACGTATCTCTTGGACTGTATCAAGCCAAAAGAACACCACATAAATAAATAGAGATGATCCAACTAAGACTATTGCGATCCTGATAACTGTTCTCCATTTATATTTAACTAAGTCTATAACTTTGCTAATAAAGTTAAAAACCTTCTGACGTTTCTGTATTTTCTTTTTTCTAGGCATCTTCGTTCTCCTCAATATAGCCAAAGACCCAATCATTAGCATCTCTGATTTGTTCAACCAATTCATCAAAGTCATGCTCTTGTTGCTCTTTTCCCTCAAAGAACTCTCTTTCGACTATCTCCCAATCTTCAATAATATAAGTTCCATTATCCCAATTATTGGTATCTAGGCACTTGTAAGCACCAATGCCAACCGAAAGCGTGCCACCAAAATAGTTTCCTATCAATTGCGAAAGCCTAGCTATTGCGTACGATGAGTCATCATTGCATCTAATACCATACAGCTTTGCTACATGTAGAAATGGCTCAACGCTATCACGTCCACCATTCCAATGAAGGTAAAGAGAATTCCATTCCTCTTGAGGAACGTTTTTATCTTTAATTGTTATAACTGCTCTATTTCCCATTTTCGTTCTCCTTTAAAAATTTAGTAAATACTTCTTTTGGAAATTTATCGTCAATCATGTATTCTGTTTTGCCATTCAAAAAGTCTTGAATAAATTGGATTACTTCTTTATCTTCCCAATCTCTAAAAGGTAATTTATAGTTAAATTGACATTCCAAAACTCCAACCAATCCATATAGCGTTGGTTTGTTTACAAAATCTATAACTTCGCTAAAGTCATTTGTATATAAAAGATTATCCTTATCCTCTGCATAATCTCTTTCATATTTAATTGTATAAATCCAATCTTCATATTTAGATAAGTCTTTAAAACCAATACCCAAATAATTTTCTTGTCGTTCTGCAAGTATTGGTGAGTTGATCCAAATCTGATAACCATTGCAGGCAAAACTAGGTAATTCATCATTGCCATAAGATACGTTTTCCCAATCGCTAGGTATTGGTAAATCTTTATAATAGTCTGTCCACATCATTAGATTACACCTCGATATCTTTAAGTTTATTGAAAGCATTAACAACGTCATCGTCAGTATAATCTGTGCCACCATTAGCTTTGATCTCATCTTTTAGACAACCAACAATTTCATATATTTCACCGATTGTTAACTCTACTTTTACTTTTTTGTTATATCCCATAATTTTCTCCTATAAATTGATTAGTAAATTTACTACTGTATTAATCTAGCTTTCTTTAGATATTCAATAGAAGTTCCTGACTCTTGTTCATTTGTGAGATTAAATTGAATTTGATTATCCCAATATTCAAATTCTTCATTAGGTATATCTAATCTGATCCAAACAAAAGTATCATCATCAAAAGTTACTACTGTCCCTTTTTGGTTAGACACATCTGTTTCAAAAGTCGGTGCATCACATATCGCCCAAGTGTCATCTGCAAACTGAACTCTATCGCCTATTTTTAATTTGGTTACGTCTAACCATAAATTATTGATCTCCTCAGTAATGGCTTTCATTTTTAAAACTCCATCCTTAAGAGTATCTTGGAAATAAATCCAACTACGACCATTATCATTTTCTATTTTGTGCTTTTTCCCAATCTCTAAAATAGAATTAATTAAATTTTGATCATCAAGATAATTCAAATCAAGACCAAATATACATATCTCATTTTCGTTTTTAGGGTATCTTTGACTTGGTTCTCCATATTCATCAACATCATTAATCAACCATAGTAAATCTTCATTATCGATTTCGTATGCAAAGTGCATACAACCACCCCCAGAATGAAATCCAAGTAGTTCGTATTTGTTTAACATGTTTTGTTGTTTTTCAGTAATTTTCATTTTTTACTCCTTAGTCGGGTTATAAGTCGGGTTATTAGTCGGGGTTTGTGTCGGGTTATAGTCGGGATTTATATGGATCGTAAAATCAAAGTAATTCATCAATTGACATAGTAAATCCGACTCTGCTTGTTCTTTGTTGTCGGCGATAGAGTGAAAAATCACTCTATCTCCTTTAATAATTTTGGCTTGTATCATTAGGCGACCTCTTCATCTTTGTAGAGTCGCTCATCGCCTGCCCATTCATAGGCTAGTTCTTGAATGTTATGGTCTAGGCAAATTGCTTGCCCTGTGCAACATCTCCCCCAATACTCGCCATAATTATTGTCGATTATTGGTTCGTTGATTTCTCTTAATCTGTCAAGAAACCAATTAGAGACTAGATACCATTCATCGATTTCGTTCATATCTTCGCAATTGTTTCTTACTTCATCAATTAAATCTTGGTCGCTCATATCTTCATCATACGAACCCATATATTTAAGTATTTCTTCATCAGACATATACAAGTTTTCTATATCATCAAGATAAAATCCATCTACGTCTTTTTCTTGTAACGTGATAACAAGTGCAGTTTGATTTCTATAAATATGGGGTTGTATAAATTTCTGTGTTATATCTTGAACAATCCCATTGTCTAAATTGAAATATTCTTGTTTGGTTAATTTTTCTTTTTTATATTCCATATCAACTCCAATCAGTCCAATAAAAGATATTACTATCTCCCTCTTTTTCCCATTCTTTAAGACCTTCTTGATATTCTTCTTTACTCAACATCTGTCGGGTGCAATTTTCTGAGCAGGCATTTTGTTTCTCATATACAACGTAATACCCCTCATATTTATCTATGGGTTTTTTGCAAACTTTACATTTCATAATTTAACCCCCTCTAAATTATCTTTTAGAACTCTCTTTATTTTCTTATTAAATATATAGCTATTTGGTTCGCAATATTTCCTTAAATCTGCCTTAGCCCATGCTAGATGAGTTTTGCAAACATTCTCATCTGTAAATAGATATTCGCTATTCTTGTAATCTATTACAGCGAAATTAATTTCTATTTCCTTTATGAAAGAGATTAATTTGCCTTGGCTAAATAACAAGTTGCAACCATTAACAAAAAAATGTTCGTAGGTTTTAACTTTGCGTGGATAACTAGGTGAGGTATCTTCTAACCCTAAATCCTCTTTAGTAATTATTATTTGGTTATTCATTGTTTAACCTCTCTTGAATTTCTTCAAAGTCTTTTTCAGAAATGTACTCCCAAAGGATAGATTGGCATTTACTTTCATAATCTAGTAATCCTTTGTAATAACCAACGTCAAACTCTGTTGAATTTTCAGAATTCATAACTTCTTTAATATCTTCATCAGTTATAAATTCTTTCGCATCTTGAATAATTTTATTACTAGATTGATTGCCAAAAGAAACAGAAAATCCTAAATTACT